AAATGGTAATAGTAGTAAAATTGATATGGTTACACAAACAACACCAATAGATATTAGTAAAACAGCATATAATGATAGCAATGCTACAAAAGGTATGGCTAATTATCTAGTTAAAAATGGTGTTGATAGTATTCCACGTTTAGAAGGCATGACAGAATCACAAGTTATTCATTCTATCTTTAAACAAATGACAGGTAAAAGGACCAAGAAATGAACACACATGAACAACTAGTAACAATCTTTAACAATAACTTTGTAGCATACTTTCGTAGTCATGCCGCACATGTAAACATCACTGGCAGAAACTTTCGCAGTGACCATAAATTACTGCAAGGTGTTTATGAACGTAGACAAGAACAAATCGATAAGATTGGCGAAATACTACGCACAATGCGTGAGTACATGCCTTGTGATATCAATGATGTTATTAGTAACAGTATGATACCTACAGATGCTATTGAAGGAAGTGCAGATACATTATTAGAAACAGTAATGATGGATTTGGAACATCTATTAGATGATTACAAACAATTAATTGTTATTGCTGATAGTGAAGGATTAGAAGAAATTAGTAATTACGGGCAAGACCAAGCATTAGATTTAGAAAAATCTATTTGGATGCTACGTAGTACATTGGAATAAGTTAATACGCCACGAACACTATCAAGAACCACTGGATTTTGCGTATTTCTAAAGTGGGCATCAACGAATAGGCAGGCGAGTTTGTTAAGTGTTCAACTTTTTATAAGCGTAACTACCGCGAACGTCATAACCCTGACGTTCATGTAGTTTTAGAAATGTATTTTGGTCTTTACGCATTGTGGTCGAACAAATAATAGTAACGTTTGCCAAAGTAGCAAACTTCTCCCACAATAGTAACATATCTTTAATTAAGTTGACTCTATCTCTGGTAGACACATTTAATTTAACATGTGCCATTTTGATAATAATCATTTCATCGTCACTCCAAGGGCTACGTTCGTTTGATTTAGCCCATGTATAAGCGACAATGTTATTATCACTGTCTGTTGCAACTGCAACTAGTTCAGTAGTGGGACTAAAAAATTGATTTACAATCGCTAATGTAATATTGCGACTGTATGTAATAGGTTCGGGATTGAAAATATTATCTATTTCATTTTGAAAGAATTCTTGTGCGATTTGTACTATAGACTCTGCGTCTGACCCATTTGCGGGTCTCCATGTATATTTCATAACTATTCCTTTGAAACATCTATTTAATAATTTACAAAAGTTGATAAATACTTCTATGGAAAACGATAAAAAAATTGAATTAGACACATCATTAGCAAAGCCTAAAAAGAAAGTAGGCGGTGCCAGACCAGGAGCGGGTCGACCAAAAGGCGGTACCAATCAAGTTAGTGTTAATAGTTTGTTAGAATCATTGGAAAAGAAAACAAATGGTAAACGCTATGAAGAAGTATTAATGGAAGATTTCATAACAGCAAGACAAAATAACGATAGTCAGTTAGTAATAAAATATCACAACTTAATATTAAATAAGTTAATGACACATGTAACTAAGATTGAAGTAACTGATAGTCAAGAAACAATTGATGCTAAACAAACAGCATTTGCAGAAGCATTAGCAAAACTTACTGGGATAAAATCAGAATGAAAAACGGATTATATGCCAATATACATGCTAAACAAAAACGGATAAAAGAAGGATCTGGTGAAAAGATGCGTAAGCCAGGTACAAAAGGTGCTCCAACAGCAAAAGCATTTCGTGAAAGTGCTAAAACGGTAAAAAAAATAAAGACTAAATAATATTATGCCATTAATTAAATCAAAATCACCCAAAGCGTTCAAAGAGAACATTAAAAAAGAAATTGCAGCCGGCAAGCCACCAAAGCAGGCTGTAGCAATTGCGTATGCAGTCGCTGGTAAGAAGAAAAAAACTGGTGAAAAGATTAGCAAAGCTATTCGTGCTGATAAGGCAAAAACAAAAGGAAAAATGTAATGAAATTTGAAAAAGTAAACCCAGCAACTGGTGCGGCAAGTCCAGGCTACAGTCGTAACAACTCAACTAGTGTATTAGTTAACCAACATAGTGGTATTATGAATGATGGTAAACTAATTAACAAGGGTCGTGGTCCAACTGTTGGTAATCACAGTGATGACGATAGCACATATCCTGATGCGGCTCGTATGCCTAAATCAGGTAAGGGCAAAGATATGTTTATGGGTTCAAGCAATCCACAAGTACGTACTCCAGGTGGTACACGTGCTTGGGATCCAAAGTGTGGTCAAAACTATAAAGGCAATCCTGATAGTATTAATATGGGACGTGGCCCAACTAAAGGGAATCAACGATAATGGCTATTCAATCATATCAAGTCACAGGACTAACACACAAAATAACTGCTACATCAAGTAGCAGTTCAATTAACATTACCCCTACAGAAGCAGGCACTAGTTTTAGTGGAGCAGGTGGCCCATACTACTTAAAAATTACCAATGGTAGTGCTAGTGAAAATATATATTTCGCTACTAGTACATCAAATATATCAGCAACTATACCAACAGGTGATGGCGCTAATGCAGGTAGTTGCGTAATACCAGCATATGCTGAAGTTATTGTACAAGTAAATCAGAATACTACTACACCAGCAACAATTTATGTTGCGGCAATTGCTGCCAGTTCAAGCCCAGTGTATATTACACCAGTGGCAATAATTTAAAGGAAAACATTATGACAGTCATCAGAACGGATCTAATCCCAAATATATACGCTAATCCAATTAGCAACATTAGCAAGGCTAATACAGCAATTGTTACAGTTCCAACAGTTGCCAAAGTTGTTAGTACAACTGGTACTATTGGTACAGTAACAGGTTCAGGTAATACAAGTGCTCCTTGGACTGCCGCAATCTCATTAATGAGTGCCGTAACAGGACTACAATCAGGTAGCATTATTACTGCAACTGCAGGCACAGGTAGTTTTGCTACAGGCGGTGTAGTAAGTGTAAAAGAAGTTACTGGTAATAAGAGTATTACAATCAATAAAATTGGTGGAAATGTTCCTACAGCAGGTACAGTTACTAATATTACATTGCCAGCAGTAAGTACATTACCTACATTCATACAAGATGGTGATGCTATATTGTTTACTAATCCAGGTAATAAATTTACATTTAGTTCTAGTACTGGAACATTTGAAGCAGGTGAAACTATCAGCCAGCCTACAAGTTTGGCTACAGGCGTTGTTACAAATGTATTGCCAACAAGTGTTGAATACATAGCAACTGCTAACGTGTTTAATACTAGTAACGTAGTAACTGGTGGTTCTAGTGGTGCTACTACAACTCCAACAGCAGTAACAGGTATGAACCAATTACTAGTTAGTGGTATCACTAACAACAATCAATATTACTACAAAAACTTGACTCCAACAACTTTTGAATTATATATTGATGAAGCATTAACTATTGGTGCTAACAGTTCTACATTTACTACATACACAGCAAATGCTGGTCAATATACAACTTTTGACACAGTAGAAATTACAACTCCTTAAGGAAATGAAATGTTAAGCACAAAAAATATGCAAGCAAAAGAAATTAATCAGAAACGCGGACCTACAACAGGTAATGCTGGTACGCCAAGCAAGCGTAATGATTTTATGGACCTTAAAGCAAGTTCAGGTAGCGAAAAAGCTGTATTAGCAAAAATGGTTACAGATGCATTAGAAATGCGTGGTCGCGGTCAAGCACCTTCAGTTAATCCAGCACTAGAAGGTGTTAGTAGCAATACTAATACAGGTCCTAAAAAGAACTCTACAGCAGATGGCGCTAGATTGCCAGGCAAATACAAGTCACCAAAAAAATGATGACTAAGTTGCCTAAAACTAAAATGCCTAAGCCTAAGATGCCTAAGGTGCCAAAAACTAAGTTGCCTAAACCAGCGAAACGTGGCCCAGTAGGTATGTCAGCACAAAAGGGCGCATTAGGCGCAACTAGCGGTTATTGAGTATAAATAAAAAGAGACAATGGTTGTCTCTTTTATTGTTTTGATATGAAAGGAAATTATATGAATAGAAAAACAAATCCGGCAGAAGAATCAACATGGGACATTGCGCCCACACCTCAAGAACCTATTGACTTAGTAGAACAAGTCAAGCAGGACAAAAAGAAAATTAAAAAAGAAGATACATTAACACATCCAGAATTTGATATTGATGGGTTAATGACTGACTTTCCTACGGCAACTGAACTAGAACGATTTGTTTATGACCAAACAGGTATTGTTCTTAACTTAAAAGGTCGTGCTAATAAATTAAAATATCAAGTTGCAATGGATGTATTAAACAACGTTGAAGTTGATAGTAAGTTTATTGGAAACGATAATCCATATATTGACCGTACTGAATTAGTTCCAATTGATGCATTAAAAACAGTTCCTGAACGTGATAAAACATTACCTCCATCAACTGAATTACAAAATACATTTTATGTTCCTACATTTCCTCATCCAGACCCAGAAGCACGTGCTAAGGATATGAAATGTCATATGATATTTCGTAAATATAAAAATGGTATGATTAGTTATGAAATACTAGGTCCATTACAAGAACGACCAGTGGGTGAAAAGATTGACAAGTTTGGTCGTACTCGCCCTGAAGTTATTAAATGGTTCGATCCACGTAGCGGTGAACAAGTAGTTCAACGTGAAGATGGTACATTAACTCCAACTGGTAAAAAGCTACGTGGCACTATGCAAACATATCGTGTTAACAAAAGCAATCAGTGGGAAGTATGGGTAGACCGTGAGTTTATTAGTTTAAATGATGCTGTTAAAAACAACCCCTGGGATTTATCATGAACGAAGCCAGAGACAGTGTTATTCATCAAGCACAGGAAAGTGCCAGATATAATGAAACATTAATTCTTCAAAAGATTAATGCTAGTCATAGAATGGCTTTTAATGAAAAGTTTCCTGGTCAACTAGAACATATATTACGTTTACTAACTGAAAGATTACATGTTGGATTAGATAAACGTGATAATGTTGTGTTAGAAGATAAAAATACTTGGAAACTAAGTCCCACAGAACTTAAAGAATTAAGTCAAGCAATAGAAGCAATTTACTTTATTCGTAAAGATTTAAAAGGGTAATATGGTAAGTCAAGATGTTCTTATGGCAAGAGCATTGCGTTGGTCTGTTGACAAACATAATCTTACCATTGATTCATTAAAAACAATACCAGGTCCATTAAAAAATCAATTAATGGACTTGAGTATTACTGTGGCTGAAGATATGAAATATCATCAACTTAAATACTTTAGACCCTTTGACCATCAACATGAATTTTTTAAAACAGGAATACATGAACGCAGAGGAATACTTGCTGCCAATCGTATTGGTAAAACAGTTAGTACTTGTTATGAAACAGCAATGCATTTAACTGGACAATATCCTGATTGGTGGGAAGGTTATAGATTTGACAAAGCAATTACATGCATGGTAGCAGGTGAGGGCTGGAGTCAAGTTGCATTAGTATTACAAAATGAATTGTTAGGAACACAAGATGTCAAAATTACTGATAATATTGGATCAGGCGCTATACCACGTGAGTGTATTATTACTGATACTATGCGAAATGATGGAGCCAACTGCATTGGCGTTGAGATTAAGCATAAGTCTGGTGGTAATAGTTATTTGCTATTTGCCAATTATACGCAAGAAGTACGACAGTTACAAGGTTTCAAACTTAACCTCGCAGTCTTTGATGAACAACCACCCGATGACTTCTTCAGTGAAATCGTTACTAGAACCGCAACAACGCAGGGCAAGGTTTTATGTAGCTTCACGCCATTAAAGGGACTAAATGGATTAGTTAGTAAATTTTGGAATAAAGAAGAAGGTTACAATTACATTCGTGTTAGTTGGGATGATTGTCCTGAATACGATCCTTGGGGTATGCCATTTTTATTAAAAGAAACTCGTAAACAACTAGAGCGTGATTACTTGCCACATGAACGTGAAGCACGTATTGCTGGTAAACCTGTAATGGGTAAAGGTGCTGTGTTTCAAATTAATAATTGGCCTACTTATAAAACAGGTGACTTTGACTTTGCTAACATGCAAAACATTCAACGTGTTATTAGTTTAGACTTAGGATTGGTTAATGACAAAACAGTTATCAGTTTAATATATTGGGAACCATATGAACGAACGGCATATTTACACAAACAAATCATTGTTCAAGGCATTGAAGAGGCTGTCCCAACACAGTATATCAACCATTTGCTTAGACCAGAAGTGTATGGTACGCCCATTGTACTCCCAGCAGATGCAAATACATCTGGACGTTATACAATGTCGGCTAGTAGTATTCGTGAACTATTTGAAAGTTACGAATTAAATGTATATGAAAAAGCAATTATGAATCCTCCTGATAGTCAAGGTCGTACCACTAATCATAAAAGTTATGGTATCAACCAAATGCGTCAGATGTTAGAAGTGGGCAGTTTAATGATTAATGAAAATTGCACACATTTTTTAAGTGAAGCAAGAAACTATTTTGTTGACCAACAAGGTCGTTTTAGTGATCCTGACGATTGTATTGATAGTTGTCGTTATGGTATACTTGCTTGCTTACAAGGCATTGCAGAACCCTGGGACAATCGTAGTCCACAACAGCGTATGGCTGCACAACGTGACAGGTATGTCAAATATGATGACAGTAATAAGCCCTCATGGAAGAAAGCATATTCGGTAAATTAATTATGTATTATAGACGCGGAAAAGTTTCAACTAATAGACAATGGGGTACACCCAATATGAATGCTATTAAATCTTGGTATAATAGCATGAAACCAGTTATAGAATCTACTAATCTAGATTGTAATATATTGGGTAGATGTGTATATGATATAAACAACACAAAAGATGTTGATATAACATACACAGGTACAATTACAGAGATACCACTATTAGAATATTTGTTAGCAATAAGTGTAGATATAGGTTTTAGATATAATATACTAATTGATTGTAAATGGGCCAATAGTACAAATACTATTACTGATTTAAAACCAAATGATACAGAATTTATATTTTTAAATTATTATGAACAAGATGATGGTATAGGTACAAGAGTAATTCGTGACTTTACATTAAATCCAAAATATACAATTGTAGGTAAAGAGTGTGTACGTAGCAAGTTTAGTACAATTAACAGCCCATTAAAAACACATCAGATTGAATATATAAAACAGTATGGTAATTTACCCTCAATATTAATACAAGATTTTATAAAGGAATAACATGGATAGTTTATTTTTAGTAGCAAGTGACGATAATACGCCAATGATTATGTGTGAAAAACATGCAATGATATTTGAGAAAATTTGCATTGTAGCACAAACACCTCATACAATTTATGAATTAGACGATGAGGATCAAGAAAACGCAAAGTGTCATGCATGTAGTTTATTACCTGATATCATAGATAACCAGCCACGCATCATTTTACATTGAAACATTAAGACTAAATAATAGATACTTAAGGTAAACCATAGACTATGTTAGATATAAAACAAATCCCTATTAGCGAAATCAATCAAAATCGTAAAATTAATGCCAATTTTGTACGCATGAAAAACTTGATGGATGTAAACATGGCAAGTTATTTGCGTTATTTAGGAACTAAAAATGCGGTTAATCGTGCCAGTGATTATCATTACTTGTGTCTTGCCGTTACTGATAGTACTGCTCCTGTCAACG